TTGCAGATTTAGCCAAGCTAAAAAACGTGAGTAGATCTGCGGTTTCGCAAAAAAAGAGGGCTGGTATTTTAGACGGAGCAATTGTTAATGTCAAGGGAAAGGATGTACTTAACAAAGACGAGGCTTTGAGGTTGTGGGAGACAAATATGGTTCCTCATTTCTCCAAATTGGAGAAAGTAGAAGGTGATAACCGTAAAACGACCAATACAGAGGAGATCCCTGATTTCAATACGAGTAGAAGTAAGCGTGAGGCGATGATGGCAAGGTTGGCAGAAATTGATGTTGAAGAACGAGAGAAAGTATTAGTTTCAGCAGCAGAAGTTAAAACTTCATGGGCGCAGATTATTTCTTTAGCAAGAACGAAGGTATTAGGTATCCCGTCAAAAGCAAAACAACGAATACCTGATTTAGATACAAGTGCCATGACTTGTTTGGAAGATATTGTCAGAGAGTCTTTAGAGGATCTTGCCTCTTCTGATTTGGAGACTGCATGACCAATATTGTTGACCTTGAAAATTTAGCTTTAGAAGCTTTCCGGCCTCCTGAAAAATTAAGTCTTAGCGAGTGGGCTGATCGTAATGCTTTTTTAAGTGCTGAATCTTCTGCTGAAGGTGGTAGATGGAGGACGCTCCCTTATCAAAAGGGAATCATGGATGCAATTACCGACTCGTCGATTGAACAGGTCACAGTAATGAAATCTGCGCGTGTTGGATATACAAAGATTTTGAATCATCTGATCGCGTATCACATCCATCAGGACCCTTGTCCCATCATGCTTTGTCAACCTACCTTGGATGACTGTCAGTCTTACAGTAAGGATGAGATCGCGCCGATGCTTAGGGATACTCCTTGTTTACAAGGCTTAGTAAGCAACCCAAAAGCAAAAGATGGAGATAACACCCTGTTAAAGAAAAACTTCCCTGGAGGGACACTTCAGTTAGTCGGATCGAACTCGGCCAGAGGTTTTAGGATGGTTTCTAGGCGAGTAGTCCTATTTGACGAAACGGATGGTTATCCTCCTTCTGCTGGTACTGAAGGAGATCAAATTAAGCTCGGTATTCGTAGAACAGAGTATTATTGGAATAGGAAAATCGTTGCAGGTAGCACTCCCACTGTTGAAGACTTCAGCAGAATCGAACGACTTTTCAAAGACACTAATCAGCAGAGATATTTTGTCCCCTGTCCAGAATGTAATCATTTCCAATATCTGAAATGGGACAACATGAAATGGATCGACAACGATCCTCAAACTGCGTCTTATGCGTGTGAATCCTGCGGCGTTTTAATTCCTCACAGTAAAAAACGATGGATGGTAGAACGTGGCGAATGGAGATCGACTTCGGAGGGCAAAGCTAAACACGTTGGCTTTCACATTTGGGCTGCTTACAGTTACAGCCCTAATGCAACTTGGGCAAATCTGGTGGAAGAATGGCTTGCGTCAAAAGATAATCCAGAGCAACTCCGCACCTATATCAACACAGTGCTTGGGGAAGTATGGCAAGACGAATATGAATCAAAGATCGGAGCAAGTGCCTTAATGGATCGTGCTGCTGAGGCAACATATAAACAAGGAGTTCCACCAAGAGAAGCATTAATTTTATTGGCAGGTGTTGATACGCAAGATGATCGACTTTCTTTGTCTGTTTGGGGTTTAGGTCGTAATGAAGAAATGTTTCTAATAGATCGCGTCAAAATCTATGGTGCTCCGTCTCGTGCCGATGTCTGGACTCAGTTAGATGAGGTCATTTCTTCTCCTTACAAAAACGAAGATGGGATAGAAATGAAAATTGAAGTTACGGCGATTGACACAGGTGGTCATTTCACTGATGAAGTCTATAAATACGCAAAAGATCGAATGAATATGGGTGTGATTGCAATTAAGGGTATTGCAAGGCTTAAAAATGACTTATTTCTTAGTAAACCAAACAAAATTGAAACTAATTCCATAGGAAGAACACTTAGAAAAAGTGTTTTATTATTCTCTGTTGCTGTTAATAAGATCAAAACTCATCTTCATCGAAGGCTAAAAGAGGCAGAACCAGGCATGGGATATTTACATTTTTACCCAACTATTACAAATGATTACTTTGAAGAATTAACAGCAGAACGAGAAGTACGAAAGGTTAAAAACGGTTATCAAGCTGAACGAGTATGGATGAAAAAGAGTGGTGTAAGGAATGAAGCATTAGATGAAATGGTGTACGCATACGCTAGTTTGCAGCGTCTTTATCAGATCTATGATCGTAGAACGATATGGAAACAACTCGAAAATAGGCGTGATAATGCCTTAAAAAAGGCAGGAAAAGATGATTTAATGCAAAATAAACCAGTAGAATCACCATATAGACCACCTCAGCGTCAAATTAAAAAAACTAACACTTCTTTCGTGAGTAACTGGTGACTAATCCAACCATTCTTGTTCCAGATTTGATCTATCCCGCAGATACGATCATTTTTGATGTCCCTGCTTTTACTGATCCCATTGGTGATCCAGTTGATAACACTAATTATGCGTTGAACTGGTACGCAAGAACCAATACATCTAATGAAGGCGCAACTATTACAGGTGCTGATGAAGGAAGAGGATGGAGAGTTACCGTTCCTTCTTCTACAACTACAACATTTGATGCTGGCACATGGACATGGCAAGCATTAGCTACCTACGGTTCAGTTAGATACACAGCAGGTCGTGGTCAGTTCACTGTTAAAGCTTCTGCTTATTACATCGGCACTCCTAGTGCTTTTGATGATAGATCTCGCGCAGAAATTGATCTCGGACATGTAGAAACTGCTATTCGCACCTTGTCAGAAGGTGGAATGGTTCAAGAATATGCGATTGGAGGAAGAAGCCTCAAGCGATACAAGATGAGTGAATTACTTCAATTAAAAGCAGAGTTGGAAAACGAGATCAATATGGAAAGAAGGAAAGAAAAAATGCGTCAGGGTCTTGGTAATCCTGGTCTTGCAAAAGTGAGGTTCGTTTAATGGCTATTTTCGGTTTTGGATGGGTTAATTCCCTTAAAAAAGAGTTATTTGACTCTAAAAAGCGTAATTCTAACTTAAAAAGAGCTTATGCAGCAGCTCAAAACAATCGTCTGACCTCTGATTGGGTTAGACCTTCAACGTCTGCTGATAGTGAAGTTAAGGGAAGTATTAAAACGGTTCGTAATTCTGCTCGACAGCTTGTCAGAGACAGTGATTTCGCAAAAGCTGCTTTAAGAGCTGTTAGGAATAATGTTGTCGGAACTGGCATCAAAAGTCAAGCGCAAGTACGCATGAAACGTGGTGATCGTTTCGCTGAAGACGTTAATGACAAGATCGAAAGAGCATGGAAACGATGGGGTAATGCCAAGCGTTGTCATGTAGGAGGGAAAATGTCTTGGGCTGATATTCAAGGTCTAAGCATCACCTCAATGCTTGAGTCAGGTGAAGTTTTTGTTCGTTTAATTAAGCAACCTTTTGGTGACAGCAAAATCCCTTTAGGTCTTGAAGTTATTGAGGCTGATCTTCTTGATGATGGGTACAACACCATTCTGAAGAATGGAAATCAGGTCAAAATGGGTGTCGAAATTAATAAGTGGGACCGTCCTATTGCTTATCATTTCTGGGATTATCATCCTGGTGATTATCAATTCTCTTCTACTCCAAAAGAGCTAAAGAAAAGAATCAGAGTCCCTGCTGATGACATCATTCATCTTTATACGATTGAACGTCCAGGTCAAACACGGGGGATGAGCGCATTTGCTACGGCAATTATGCGTTTGCGTAATCTAAGTGGATACGAAGAATCTGAAATTGTTGCTGCTCGTGCAACAGCCTCAATGATGGGTTTCGTCAAAACACCAGATCAGGACATGTTTGAAGATGGCACTGTTTCGCAAGATGCTGTTCTTGACTTTTCTCCTGGTTCTATCAGGCGATTGGCTCCTGGTGAAGAATTACAATTCTTCTCTCCTAATAGACCTGACGACTCATTTACACCTTTTGTTCAGCAAATGCTTCGCGCCGTAGCTGCTGGTGTTGGGTGT